GTAGACGTGGAGACGTATTGCAGTTGCGTGACAGGAGACACTAAGATACCGTTACTTGACGGAAGAACCTTAACTATTAAAGAAATTTATGAAGAGTATGGCACTGATAAAGAGTTTTGGGTTTACTCAGTAGATACTAAAGGAGATTTTGTTCCAGGTAGAGCTACTTGTAAAGGAGTTACTGGAGCTCTTAGTCAGCTTACTGAAGTAACTTTAGACAGCGGTAAGACAGTACGGTGCACTCCAGAGCATAAGTTTATGTTAAGAGATGGTAGTTATCGAGAGGCGAAAGATTTACAGATCGACGATAGCTTGATGCCTTTGTACTTTAGAGTACAAAATCCAAACAGTAGGTATAGTCAAAAGTATTTGCAGGTTAAGCAGAACTCGAAAAAGAAGTATTCTTGGAAGATGGTACATAGGGTGGTAGCGGGGAAGGTGTATGAGGCAAAGATGGTTGAGTTGCTAAAAGAGTTAGTAGAGGCTGGTTTTGAGAAAGGACTTGCCGTTCATCATAAAGATTTTAACGGCTTAAATAATGTTCCAAGCAATTTGGATTGGCAAGGTATCTTACAACATTGGTATTATCATGCTAAGGATGTCGACAGAACTAATTGTGTAGCAGCGACAAAGCAGCGGGCGAAAGATAATCCTGAGTGGAGCAGAGCCAAAAGTAGGTTGGGTGGTTTAGCTTGTCAAAAGAAGCATCCCGATATTTGGAAGAAAGCAAATGAGATTATTATTGCATGGACGCGAAGTGCCGAGGGACATAAGATAATACGTAAGAACAATTTGGATATGTGGGCAACAAAGAGAGATCTTATAGTGGCGAGAATGCAAGGATCCCAGTCTAAAGAGTCTTGCATTTCTTCAGCTACTAGAAAGCGCAAGTGGTGGAAAAAGAATTCACAAAGACGTAGGGACATGGTAGCACATGGGAGTACCTTAGCGAAAACTAAAGATCAGGGTAACGACGGTTACCCGGTAAGAGCTAAGATAGGAAAGGTATTTACTATTTTTACTCGATTACGTAATGAGGGCAAAGAGATTACCGAACAAAACTTTGAGCATTATCGTGCTAAGAATGGCTTAAGACTTTTAACTGTGTTTCCTAGTTTAGAAGAAGCCTTACTTGCTTACGAGAAGGCTACTGGAAATAGATCGCATCATAGAATTTCTAAAGAACTAGTGGAGCAAGTGCAGTCATACTCTAAAGAAAAAGCTTTATACAATCATAAGGTGAAGGCAGTTCGAATGGTTATTTACAAAGTAGCCGAAAAGGTTTACGATCTTTCAGTAGAGGGCTACGAAAATTATCTTTTAGAGGCGGGGGTTATAGTACACAACTGTCCGGCGGACTTATACTATGGTGGGCAGTACATAAGAACACAGAAGCAAGCGAAGTACACCAAGCCGGAGATGCGCCCACCAAAAGTTCGGAACCCAAAACAGTATGGTGCCTTTTGTAAACACACGCAACTCGTGATGGATACATTTCCATTTTATGCTACAACGTTTGCGCGGTATCTAAAGAACACTTACAAGAACGCCATTGCAGATGAAGTTGAAAAGACGAAGAAAGAATTTGGCATGCTAAAGAAAGCAGCGACAACTCTTAAGAAAGGACGAGGGAAGTCTGAGGAAGAGACAGACAAGAAAGAAGCTCCAGAGGATAATGTAAAGAAAGCAACGGAAGGCAAAGAGCAAGAAGCTACTCCTGAAGAAAAAGAAAAACACTTTGAAGATAGAACAAGAAAGCATATAGCGTTGGTTCAGAAGGCAGCAAAGAAGATAGCAACAGCTAATCCCGAGTTTAAAGAGTTCGATGAGATGGCGTTGCTGACTCAGGTTGAGAACCATGATGCAAGTAAATTCGAAGAGCCCGAACGGACACCTTATATAGAATTGAGTTGGAGAAAATTCGTAGGCAACAATGAAGCAGATCCAAACGTTAACAAAGCAACGCTTCATCATATAACTACGAATGCTCACCATCCGGAATTTCACTTAGAAGATAAGAGTCAGGCTAACATAAGTAAAGACGATAGAGATAAATCAGATATAGTAATAGACGCTACGAAAATGGATGCCTTGAGCCTTGCAGAGATGATAGCGGACTGGGTCGCAATGTCAGAAGAGCTAAAAACGAATACCGCAAGGGAATGGTATGATGAGCAGAAGGATGTACGTTGGCATTTTTCGAAAGAGCAGGACGCGTTGATTGACAAACTACTTGCGGTATTTGAGACAGATGTAGAAGAAGGAAAGGAAACCTCTAAGGAGAAAGAATTTATTTCTAAATTAGAGAGTGCGGACTATCCGGACATTGCAGCACATGGTCATGGCTTCTATATTCATTGGGCAGATGGACGAGCTATTGTCGGTTACGAAAACAAGAAAGATGCAATAGCATTTATCGAGCAGGGCAACAGAGAGGTAGTCAAGGCTTGGTACGGACCACGGGATGCTAAGGACATAGGCATAGATGATCTAAGTAGGGTATCTGTACGCAAGAAGTTTAAGCCAGACACTTCTGAAAGAACAATTAAAGAAGCTGTTGCAGTAATGCCGAAAAGTTTAGAAGATAGAATTTTAGATTTAGAATCGGTAACAGACGTTCAATGTGCTGATGGTAATTGGAATTACGATCCTTATATGCATGGTATGGCTAACGGGCTACTGCTTGCTAAGTCTATAATAACGGCGGAGGAACCAGAGTTTAAAGAGGCCCCGGACGAATGGCTTTCAAACGAAAGTAAAGAACTAATGCGGAGTATCATATGTTCGTAAATATAGTAAATAGAGTGCAGCAGATACTAAAGGAAACAACGTATAGTGATAACATAGCTTACTTGCCCAATGGATTTTCTAGTGTCAGTCAAATATTAAAGAATCTTGCCGGTAAAAAGAAGCAATGGAAGATTACTGTACATGAGAATGAAGATTCGTATGAAGTAGCTCTTGAGAATGAGTTGAAGGTTACGGTTCCCGTAAGGTATTGGGCAGATTTTAAAGCAAGGGTTTTAACAGACGAGAGATATAATAGGGATACAATGGTAGTGGATTTATCTGACACTTTATTAGAAACTTCAGATGACAAGGTGGATAAGTTATATACTAAATTAAAACGCGGTCTTACGAATTTAATGAATAAGTCACCGATCTCAGAGGTACGAGCACATGCCACAATATGGCGGCAGCTATTTAATGTAGCACACTATTCGCTGGCGAAAGGAACACTGTTCCGGTTAGATAGCTCTAAAGACCTCCAAGCAGGCATCGAGAGTACAGTTAATAGGGCGAGAGGACATTATTTGGAAGACAGAGGTAGTATCGAAATGATTATTTCTGCCATTGACCAAGAGAGGCCCTTAAACACTTTTGATGTCTTTGACGAATACGAGATTCTTGTCGCAACGAGAATCCATAGTAAATACAGTGGCGTTGACATGGTATACGAAGGCGGAGTGACTATGGCTTTTGTGCCTTTTGAGCGGGTATACTTAACGAACACTGAAGTTCAAGATGAGATTGGTGTCTATAAGGATGTTAGAGTTGCAAAGAATGTAATTTATCCTGTAGGCAAGACGTTCGACAGGGGATTTTTTAAGAACTTAAAAGCAAGTATAGATGATGTAGTTGAATAAAATTGGAGGCAAAGATGCACAGAGTACTAATCGAGGCGAAAGACCTGAACACGTATAAGAAACTTTTAAGAACTTTGGGCGAGTATACGGATAAGTTTCCATCGACTGGGGTGGACAAGTATTTTAAACAGGCTTTAGAGAATGGTAAAAAGATAATGCCAAAGAACAAAAGAGCGTTAGAGATAATCGATAGTGTTTTACGTGGAAGCGATTCTGCTCCGGGGGCAGTCCAACAGTTTCTTAACATTCGTTTTGCAGACTTACCAATAGAAGTTAGACCTCTTTATAAAGAGGGGAATAGAAAAGTTGTAGCTTTTTGGGATAAAGGTGGAGTGGTTCAGGATAAGGTTCTCGGACTTATAGCTTGGGATGGTAAGTCTGCAGGATTTTGGTCCGACGCTGATGGAAAGAAAGTAACACTTCTTCAAGATATGGATACAGAAAACACAGGGGGTTAAGATGAGCGAGAAGATGGTGATGGGCTTAATGAACTTTTTAAAGGAAACGATAGACACTAACGAACTTCCAGATAGTAAGTTGAACAGGGTAAGTAAGCTCGATGTAGAGACTGGTGTAGTTGAGGGTAAAGGTAAATACTGGAAACTTATTAGTAAAGCTTACGATTACTTTAACGACACTCAGCCTAGTTATGTTCCGGTTGCTGAGGACATTGTAGACTACGTTGCAGAACAACTGGAAGACTTAGGACTTACTGTTACCGAAGAAGATATTGCAGTAATTGCAGAGGAGGTAGCAGGTGAATTGGAGGAGCGGCGCAAGGCGCTTGAGGAATCTCCTGAGTTTTGGAATCAAATGTCCGATGAAGACTTTGCTGTAAAGCTTTCGGCTATGAGCCTGGATAGCCTGAAGGGTTTAACAGATATGGTTACTGGGGGTAAGCTTGATTTGGTACAGGATGCGATTAAAGCAAGTCTTCCATTAAAGCAGAGAGCTACTGAGGACGTAGATGCTGAGGACGTAGATGCCGAGAGCGTTGAGCGGTATGCAAAGAACAATAACTTGGAAATCGTATTTCCGGTAGGACATCGGGGTTATGATAGGATATTCTATTCTTCGCTGGACGGTAAATACTATGACAGATACACTGACTTGAATCTAGCTGAGGAGGAACTTGACAAGTGGGGATTAGGCGCCCACAAAAAAGCGGCGGAGGCTAAGATCGAGGAACAAGACTTCACTGTAGTGGCACGAGGCATGGCAGATGAGATCGAAGCTAAAGCATTAGCTACGAAGAAACAAGGTCAGGTACTTCCGGATCCGGATGATGAAAAGAAGTGGATGGTAATTGTAAAGGAAGCTAAAGATGGGGCATGGATGCAGAAAGCGTTCAAGGGAGCTAAAGGACAACTACATAAGGCTCTTAAGGTTCCAGAAGGAGAAACAATTCCTGTCGAAAAGATGAAAGCAGCATATCATAGCAAGGATCCAAAGATAAAGAAGATGGCGATAGCGGCTATCAACGCAAATCCAGATGTGTACGCTTCTATAAAGAAAGAGATGGCGAAGGAAAATCAAATAGCTGAGCGTAAGGTATTGGAAGCTTGGATAACGAAGTTTAGAGAAAGCTGTAAGGACTCTAAGTTAACCGATGAGAGTCTAGAGCGTATTTTTGTACTAGCAGAGAAGGCTTCGGTGGCTAAGTATCTAAAGAAGCAGAAGAAGATGACAGAGAAGCAAGAAAAGTTTGTCGCAGAGTTGGAAGCAGTTAAACTTCCGGATACAATAAGAGACGCGGTAAAATATGCAATGCGATTTATGCAGTTTAGAGATGCCAGCTAATGAAAAAGCAAATTGCTTTACGTGTAGGTTTAACGTTAATTGCTCCTTTTGCTATGACAATAACTTACGTAATTTCATCTCAAGGTTACTTTAGGGGGCTATGGAATGCTTGGGTAGAAATTTGGACTTTAACTAAGGTGGATTTTATATGAAGAAGCTATTGAACGAAACCCGTAATCGGTATAAGGTTGAAGTAGAAGTTTCGTTAACTGTTCTTGATTACGACGGCGCTTTGGATTTCGATGACAAAGTTGTCGTTGATTACGATCTTGACATCGAATTTCGGTCTTGGGGAATAAAAGGCATAGACGTTTTTGGTGTAGGGTCAGTCGCTATCAATTACGCCCTTGACGATAATTGGAAAACGCTGATAGTAGACCTTACAGTGGTTGACATAGAGTATGTAAACGGCTCAAACATTGTTCCAACCGAATTGGCGGTGGACATAGACGCTGATGGAAAGATTCAAAAAGCAATTTTGTACGTGTCTTTAATTACTCCAAGGTAGGAGAAGTATGCGCAACGTTCTTGATAGGACAATGAGGATAGTAGAATCCAGTATAGATTACCCAAGAGACGGACTGGATCAAGAGATTTGGCAGGGCAACGAGGAAGGTTACACTTTGCAACCTAAGGTACTGAGTAAGATAAAAGACACGTTAGCTCAGTGGTCTGATTTTTCTCTTACGGATACTGCAGAGGAGATGCGATTAGTAGGAAGCATTGGAACAAATCAGTACAGCGACGACGCAGACATTGATATTCATATAACTCCTGATGTAAGCCGACTTCCAAAAGATCATACCCCGGAAGAATGGCAATCGCTTATCTTCCGTTACTTCAAGGATAACAGAGATGTAATCGACGGTTACATCGGCAAACATCCAATAGAAGTTTACTTGCAGCTTAATCCGTACCAAGATTTGATGTCAGACGCTGTATATGACATAAAGACAAGTAGATGGGTGAAAGGTCCTGGAACCGCGGTTGCTGGCTTTGATCCATACGAAGTCTATCAACATTTAGCGGATGATGTTCGAGATTATTCACAGAAAGCGGATTTAGCGTTCGGTGAGTTGCAAAGAGATACTATTGATTATGAGGTAATAAAAAAGGCAATTGAGGAGGCGCCTGACGAACAAAAGCAAGTTTTATTATCGAAACTTAAGGACAAGCTTCAGGAGATAGAAGATGATTGCGAAGAATTGGCAGCCATGAAGAAAGGTTGGCTGGATATACGAAAGAGAAAGTCACAGCCTTCTAGTCCGGAAGAAGCGCTACACGACGTGGAAAGAGCTAAAGAGTGGGGAGATCAGAATGCAATTTTTAAGTTTCTTGATCGCTATACTTATATGAAGATGATACGAGACTTAGAAGATATGCTTGCAGACAAAGTGATAGATGACGAAGAGGTGGATAGGATACAGAATTTAATGGGGACAATGCAAGGGAGGTAATTCGTGCAGACACTTTCGCCGGAAGTACTTGGAGAGTTGATAAAGCAGGGGATGGGCGCTACACTATCCGTTGGTTGCTTTATTTTAGTTGTATACGTGGTTAGATTTATTCTACAGTTAGCTGCAAAGCATATGGAAAAAACAGCAGAGAGTTTAGTGCGGGTCAATCAGACTCTAGAGGATAACGGTAGAAGAAACGAAGAGGCATTTAAGTATGTAAGAGAAGAGCATAAACAAATGATTGAGACCTTAGGCAGAATTAATGGGTACAGGAAGTAGCTATGAGTAGGATGATTCCACAGGAAACGGTACAGACGCTAAGACAGTTTAATGATACTGTTGTTGGGTTGTATGGTATTGCCTGCACATTATATCTATTGAATAATGCGGATACCGTAGAAGGCTTAGGGATATATGCAAAGCCATCCGATTCTACTTTTACCGAGTATACAACTGAGGTCTTCGTAGAATGGTCACCAAGTACAAAGAAGCTAAGAAAGCTTGGACTGTTCATGGAAGACGAGATCCCAGTACTGGCATGGTTCGCAAATCAGTTTGAGTCAGAGCAAAGAAACGTTACGGACTTGGATATAGTGATAGGGAGTTACTTTAAGGTAGACATGCAGTATATTCCCGACGATTATGATACGGATGAGTTCGAAATAATAGATGTAGTGGTAAGAGCAATGCATGATGCACTTGTTCTAAAGTGTTTTAAGGTAGCTCCAAGAAGGGTAAAGTGAGGTGACTATGTGGAATACTATTGTAGTGGTGTTAGCGATTTTGTTATGCGGTTGGCTGTGGCGAATAGGAGGCAGTGGGCAGACTTGGGCACGTAGAGTTAGTGTACCCACGGTAATTGCATTAGTTAAGTTCTATTTGGTTGGTTACTGGACTCAATCGATGAACTGGCTTGTTCTACTTTATATGCCGGCGTTGTGGGGTTCGATGTCTTTGTTTTCATACGGAAGATCGGCACCGCCCCATAAGTTTTGGTCGTGGGCACTGGGCATACCGAATGATGAGGAGAATCAAACGGTTGAGATAGTAACTCGCGGAACCTGCGGGTTCTTTTGGGCGTTTGCAGCGGGAGCTTTTGTGGTAGTAACAGGAAACTTAGTAGCTAACATATGGTACGCAGCATTTCTTATGGTCGCTAATGGGTACGTTGGGGGCACTATAAAGAATGCTGTTATCTCGGAAAGGATTATAGGCGCTTGCGTCGCATGTGCTTTACTGGTATAAACTATGAAGAAGCTAATAGAGGTAGCTAAAAACAGGGTTAAGGCTTTCGTGTGGGAAAGATGCCAGAAGAAAGTAAAACAGAAGGAACAGGTTAACAGTAAGGAAGCGCAGGTAAAGGAGCTACTACAATCGTTGTATGTGGTAATGTCGATAGTCGATGACTTGCTAAAGAAGAAGGAGTACGGAAGATCGGCACGAAAACATTTTTGGGAAGATTTTAGAAAGGGTCAAAATTTTCGTCAGGAGGTATTCAAGGAGCTTATCGAATCTGAGAATGTAGATGAGCTATTACAGAAAAGGAAAAGTAGAGTTTGTATTGAGAGGAGGCCAGCGGATATGGTTAAGATTAGAGAGAAAGGGAAGAAGAACTTAACAGAGGTTCGAAAGAAGCAGACTGAAAAGAAACAGTTACAGGAAGATAAGAATGCAAAAGCAAAGTGAACATATAGCGGCTACCTATGAAGTAGCATTGACTCGACTACTTGGTCGAAAGATTTATCGAGAATACGTTACACGTTGCGATCGAGCGCTTGTAGAACCAGAAAGATACTTTGACATATACATGAAGCTACATTTTGTAGGTTTACCTGCGGTAATTGAGTTACGAATATGGCAAGCGTTTAGAACACTATTGTTCGACGCTATGGTATTAAAAAAGGCGGAACGCCAATACAGAGGTCGCAATGACAACGTATCCTGATGTAATTCCAGGAGCAAACAGTTTCATTACAGTTTTAGATTTAGCTGTAAGAGATTTGATTTGGACTAAGTTTTCCGATTTAATGGAACTTACAACCAAGTCTACTGACATGGTTTTTTATCCTAAAGAAGTAGCTATGCGACAGATAGCAGAACGTAGAGGCGAGACGACGGTTGACTACATCAACTATTGGAGAACAAGAACAGATCCAGATTTGGCAAGAATGAGAACTCCGGTAGCTCGGAGAGGTATAATGGTTGCGTACGACGATTCCGATTTAAAAACTAATGTGGTTACCATGTATGCAATGCCCGTGGATCTTAGTTACAATATTTGGTTTTGGAGTAAAGATCAGAATAAGCTTAATCTGGTAATGGAGAGGTATTTATTTTGGCAGCAGAGAAATCCAAATTTGAACTTATCTTTGGATGATGTGTACCCGTTACAGATGGATCTACACTTTGGCGCAGCGGCTAACGAATCGTCAGTAGAGACGATGTTTAACGAAGGTTTGTATTTTTGTTGGAAGTTGGTGCTAAAAGTGGACGGTTGGGTATTTCAGGAAGACGCGCAGAAGACTATACATAAAGTTGTCTTGAAGATATATAACGAAGAGGGCGATGAGGACGTATTATTATTTGAAGTAGAATATGATTTTACCGCATGAGGTGACTATGTACGATAAAGTAGTTGAAAGAATGTTTGACTTAGTAACAGGTAATCGATTAGACGAGGCAATGTCAAAAGCAGAAATGTCAAGAATGCGCCAAGAAATGGCACATCCGGATGTTCGACCTTGCGTCTTCGACGTTACCTTTGAGGGGTGGTTACGGCGTCTTAGCTTGTGGGGAAAGGTAAGGATAGCCCATATAGACCCCGAGTTAACTGGAAGAACGAAGAAGGAAGTTACGCAAAGGCAGTTTATAAAGAGAACTACAGATCCAGAACTTATAAGAGCCCTCGGTGCATGGGGCATCGAAGTGCTGGACTATAATAAAGTATCATCATATCGAGATTACATTGGCTACGATGGAAAACCATATAGGGAACAGTTTATTGTAACAGTGGATGTAAAAGATGAAATTAAAAAGTACAGAGGGTAAACAAGGAGGTATAATATGGGCTTTTTCGTCAGTCCTGGGGTTTATGTCAAAGAAAAGGATTTATCAAATCTTATTCCAAATTTAGCAACTACAACCGCGGCACTTGTTGGTTGGTCTGCTAAAGGGGATGTGGATAACGTAATGTTAATTACTACGCCAAAGCAGTTTGTGGATGAGTATGGGCAACCAACAGTTGGTCAGTATTTTCATTATAGTGCCTTGGCGTATCTTGAGAATGGTAATAAGCTTTACGCTCTTCGAGTTCATAATGGTGCGAAGTATGGTGGAGTTAAGATAATGCAGAGCGCAGCAGTCGACGCTAACGCAGCCATCGATGCAGGAGCGTCAGCAAAGACGTATCAGGATGTTTCCGGAGAGGATATTTGCTTTGAAGTCTTTGGGAAGGATCCGGGAACATGGAATAATCTTTTAGGTGTTCGGGTTACCAATTCGGATGCCGACGAGTACACATTTCATATTGAGGTGTACCAAACTGATGCAGATGGTGTTGAGAGTATCGTTGAAGATTGGGAGGTATCTAGAAAGACGAAGATAGATGGTTATGGTAAGCAGATGAATCTTGAAGAAAGAATCAATGGCTACAGTGCTTATATTGCTGTGGCAGACAACACAAGTGTGGCAGACACGGTAATGCCGAAGGAACAGGTTACTACTTTGGATTTAGCATTAGGTTCTAACGGAAGTGCTTTAACGGATCCCTACGCAGAGGTATCGACGGGTTGGACGAACAACTTTACGAATCCAGATGACTATGATGTTCGGATACTAATCAATGGTGGCTACGCATCTACTGGAGTACAAGGGGCTATGAAGACAATAGCAGAGGCAAGAAAGGATTGCTTGGCAATTTTTGATATGCCGTATACTCAGATATCTTCGGTAATTAGTATGGTAACTTGGAGGACTACCACGCAGAATTATAATTCTAGTTATTGTGCGTTGTATGCACCTTGGGTAAAAGTATACGATCAGTTCAATGATATCGTAGCTACTGTTCCTCCTTCTGGTTATGTTGGAGGGCAGCTGGCTTACAATGATTATGTCGCGGATCCTTGGTACGCACCTGCTGGATTTAATCGAGGGTTACTAAACGTGCTTGGAATAACTACAGTGTTTACGCAAGGAGAAAGAGACACGTTGTATGCAGCTGGAATTAATCCATTGCAATCTTTTAAAGGTCAGGGTAATGTTATCTGGGGTCAAAAGACAGAGCAAACAAAGGCGTCTGCTCTAGATCGAGTTAATGTTAGAAGATTGTTAATCGTCTTAGAGAAATCGATATCGGTCGAGCTGTACTATTTTGCGTTTGAGCCGAACAATCAGATAACTCGATTTAGAATAACTGCGTTGATTGAAGAGTATTTGGATACGCTTAGTGCGAAAGGGGCTTTTCAAATCGAGTCAGGAGACAGAGGGTATCGGGTAGTTTGCGATACGTCGAATAACACTCCTGCGGTAATTGATTCAAATGAGCTACATGTGGATGTGTATATAAAGCCAAGTCGGGCTGCAGAGTATATACAGCTACAGGCGATAATCACTAGCTCAGGAGCGAGCTTTGAAGAGTTAATAGCAAAAGGATTTTCGTTCTAAGTAACCGGCTATAGATGTAAATAACATGGAGGTGTAACAATGGTTGAAATGTCAGTAGACTCTTTAAAGGCTAATCTTACCAACCCGGCAAGAGCTTATTTATGGGAAGTGATCATACCTACAGTACCTGCGGGAGGCGATGCAAATTCGATAATGTTAAGGGCGCAATCTTCTTCTAAACCTGGTAAGAGTGTAGGAGTTATTCACGTTCCTTTTAAGCAATCTGGTGGGTTGCAGTTTCATGGGAAGCTGACGTATACTCATACGTGGGAATGCACCTTTATTGAGGGAGAGGATAAGAAAATTTTTGAAGCAATCAATGGTTGGTTGCAAAAAATTGTACATGATTACGATAATGTCGGCGACGGAGACACTGCAATTAAGTCCGATATTTATCTAAATCTACTTAAGACGACAGGTGAGGTTTACCAAAGTATAAAAATGATCGGTTGCTTTCCACAAGAGGTGGGTGAGGTAACCCTTTCTTATGACGATGAAGCGTCGATACTATACCCGGTAACTTTTGCTTATGACCGATGGGAAGATAGATAGTATGATTCTCGGAAGCGTTGTCGATGATTTTAGGCGATCGTGGGAACTACAACGAAACTATATGTGGGAGGCAATCTTTCCCACGATCGGCCTCTACGATGGTATAGCAATATCAAAGTATTGTCAAGATGTAAAGTTTGGTGACTATGGTATTGCTGAACTTTCGCAGAAGAGATATGGGGCTTATCGCGCAAAGTATGCAGGCATGATGGAGATTCCAAACATGACAGCGACATTTTTAAAGCCCAGTCCGGATTTAGTGTCAGCATACTTTTATTACTGGAAGTCGTTAATCACAACGGATCGAGGTTACTTTAATGTAAAGTTTGCGTATGCGCGTACCGCTTATATTTACATTTACAACACCGCAGGGAAAGCTACCGAAAGATTTAAGCTCATGGGAGTATTTCCAAAAACAGTTCCAAATTACGATCTTAACTATGTTGGGGAGGACATAACAAGGTTGCCGATAGAGTTCAATGTGGATAGGATATACAAATATTGAGTTGTAACAAAATAAGTACTTCATCAAAAAGCAAGGAGGTACATAGTGGAGTCTAATTACTTACCAATTAAACTACCGTCCAACTGTAAGGTTTACAAGGACGTAGATCCCTCGAAAATTGCCATTCGAACTTTTAAAGGAAGAGATGAGAAGCTGATAGCAGAGCTGTCATACGATAACTTTGAGAAGAAGTTCCTGCTGGTGCTAAAGAACGTCCTACAAGGTATTGATCCAGAGAAGTTAACAATAGGCGATCGGTTATTTCTAATGGTGTGGGAGGTAATCAACTCCTATGGAAGTAAGTCTCCAGTTGAAATTGTTTGTAGTGCGTGTTTCAAACCGGTAACTATAGATGTAGATTTGGCTAAGTTGGAGGTTACAGAACTTCCAGATAACTTTGTAGAGCCTTGGATGGTAAAGTTGTCTTCTGGTAAAGAGCTGGGTATCAATTTACTTCGAGTAGCAGATCAGCTAAAGATAGAGGATTATGAAAAGTCCGGTAAAAATGTTTACTTGTACCGATTAGCTACGTCTTTAGCCGGCGAAGATACCGTGTGGCATAAGATGGAAATGTTAGAGGACCTTTCTGTAAAGGATATCGCATTGATAAGAGCTTTTCATGAGAAGTATTTTCACGGACCTATTATGGAGGTAGAGTATACTTGTCCTCAGTGTGGGGAACATGGGAGAGTGATGCTCCCCTTTCGGCTTGAGTTTCTTCTTCCGTTTGGTGAGGCCCTTAGCAGACTTGCTGGAGATGCAGTTTGATTTGATGTGGCACTTGCACATGTCGTTGTCGGATATAGAAGGAACAGATACAAAAGAGTTGGAGTGGCTACATGGAAGAGTGGTTGAGCAGATAAAGAAAGAGAATAAAGTGAGACGGGAAGCGATGACAGGTAAAAAGGAAATAGATGGTTAAGAAGGCAAGACTACAAAAGAGTTATGAGAGAGAAGGCTTAGCGGGGATAACTTGGCGGCAGCTGGATATGCTGAAAGCTATAGAAGTTCGTAGTATACAATTTCGTACCTTTTTTAAGTCGCTTGCTAAAGAGTATCCAAAGACTTCTGGATTGAGTAATCAAATTAACGAAGCTCTTGCTATGACCGAGGATGTAGTAAGTACGTTAGGAGGTCTTCAAGGGCGTACGCATCGGCCGGTAAGCTCGAAAGAGATAGAGGAGCTACTTAGTTCTATACAGATAGTTTCGGAGATTGCAAGCGGTCTGGCAGATAGACGGGTGGAGTCCGTCGCTTTCGACAAGAAACTCAGCGAAGTTGAAGTGCAGTCTGGTTTTACGGTAAAAGATATTTCGGAAACTTCTAAGGGTATGAGAAGAGAAGTGGCTGGAATGGGAAGGAGGAAGAGAGGAGCACTCGGAAAGGCACTTGCACCTGCTACTGGATTAGCTAAGGATTTAGCAGGCGGTGCAGCTACGGCACTTCTTGGTCCTTTTGCGGGAGTTCTTGGTACCCTGGGTAAGTCCGCTATGGGTATTGTAGGTGGAATAGGTAGAGGGCTATTGGCGCGAAGGCGAGGGAAGTTTCTAAAGGGTTTGGGACCTGCAGCTCAACGGTTACCCGAAAGATGGTTAGGAGATACTCAGGGCGAACGGATGAGGGGAAGGGGATTGCAGGGTTTCTATCCTCGCGGGGCGTTAGGAGATATGCCTGCATTTCGAAGCATTTTTGGCGGGAACACTCGAGGAACTGCTCCCAGAGTTGGGGGCACTTTAGGGGGGTTTGGGGCAGGTCGCGCAGCAGAGCCTAGTAAGAAACAGATTATTACGATGTCTTTACCGCTTTCTTACTTCTTTGGTAAACCTGCATATAAGGCAGGATGGACACAAGAGGTTGTGGTACTTTTAAGAAAGATTGCTAAAGTTTCAGGTAAAGGTAAAGAGGGTAGCACTAATGTTTTTGTTACTGGAATGCTTCCGGGTATTCTGTCAGGATTAGGTGTTACTTTAGGCGCGGCAGCGATTGCGGCTTTTTCGAAGTGGCAGTGGGATAAGCGGGGCGGCGTTGAGACTTTGACTCCCGATGTGGTGGCACAGGCGGCGGGGGGCATGGGATCTGGATTTTTAGGTTGGGCAGGTAAGATGGGAGTACTGCAAGGCTCTGAGTGGGGTAGAGCCTTAGGAGAGAAGTTACCTTGGCTACCAAAGTACACTCGTAAGGAAGGTTTGGGAGTTAAAAGCCAAGCACGGTTGGCGGGGGTTACCCGGATACAAGATGAGGCAGCGATCGGTTTGCCAGAGAGCGTAGGACCGACAGATTCTTTTGGAAGAAAGACATTGGAGACCGTTCCAATACGGGCAACAGAGTCTACAAGTGTTGGGTTGTTTAGCCCCCTATTAGAAAAGTTCCAGAAGGTTACATCTACTATGCTGGAGACACTAAAGGATTTGCGACCAAAAGAAAATGCGATAGCAAAAACCCAGACGTCAGAGTACTACAGAGAGAAGGATAGAATTTTAGATCGGGTAGCCGGGCAAGGGTTAGCGTTAGATGATTAGGAGAAGCGATGCCAGAGGTAAACAAGGCATATATAGATGCTGTTAGTAAGATAACGAAGTCGATGGGACAGTATTCTCCGGATGCAATGGCGACGGTAGAGCAAGGTTTGGAGTCGGTAACGCAAAGGGTTGCGGATACTACCGCACAGTATGTTGCAAAGATTCCTGGAATGAGTACTCAAATAGGAAGAGTAGCTTTTGCAGCAGCAGAGCAGTTTCTTGCTAAGGCTTCTATAAGTACACAGCTAACATACTCCGGAGGCTACGAGGTGTTAGGTTACGCTACGGAACAGTGGGCTAGTGTACCTTTAGCTTATCAGGTTACCGTTGGTAGTAGAAAGCTGGGAAAGGCTGTACGGGCACCCTTACAAGACGATATTCGATTTAGAGTGTCATCTACTTGGGATTCTTTTATACCGCAGGCTTCTGGAGATGTTGCGGCATTGGCTGCGATGTTTGGTAGATCTCTGGTAACCCGATGGTCTAGTAGGAGAATATGGTTAGGGACTACGCCTATCACGATTAATTTGCTCTTGAAGTTCGATGCAGTTTATGACGCTTATCGAGAAGTTGTTATGCCTTGCTTGATATTACAGCAGATGGCACTACCTTCAAGTCAAGGCTCGCAGCAGGTAAGCGGAACTTTTATTGAGAACTTATTGGTACCGCCAGGGCCATCACCTTTTCAAGGCACTGCTGGCAATGTAAAGGATATTCTCGAAAGGAATCAGGACAGAATATCTATTCGGATAGGAACACAGTGGGTATTTAACAATGTCATTATTAAAGAGGCGGACGTTGTTTTTAAGAATAAGTTTACCCCAGAAGGTCAGCCCACGACCGCTGAGGTTAATGTAACTTTTGAAACGTATGAAATTATGACGAAGGAATCTTTGAAGGAAGTTTATCACGGCGGAGAGCGAGAAAGGAAGTACACAACAGAGGAAGGTACAACGCCTCCGGTAACAGCACCGCCGGTAGTGACGGTTTAGGGTAGGTAGGCTATGGATAGAACAAGATTTTATACAGAGGTAACTAACGATACCGTTAAAGAGTTTGATTTTTTAGATAGTAGTATGTCCGGATTTTCGATGCAGTATCAACCCGGTTACTATAAGGTATCGGAGTCAGATTTGATGCGACCTGATATGATTTCGTATAAGTGTTACGGATCTGTGGTTTACTGGTGGTTAATTGGTTTCGTAAATAATTTAGGGGATTTGTTTACAGAGCTTACGGTAGGTCAGCAACTTGTGATACCGAATGCGGTGGATGTTTATAATTTTTATAAACGATATAGGAAGAGATAATGCAGATTGGTTTAGGTGGAAATTATTTATTGAGAATGCGATTATGTGGGATTGACATTCCAACTGATCCAAAGAGCATCCGCGAATTTAGAATAGTTCAGGACATAGATCGTTTCTTACCCTCGTTTGATATTCAGCTTCAGGATCCTTCAGGTATTTTTACGCATCAGATTCCTTTTGATCGAGGTATGAGTCAGCTATACGTGGATACTGGATTGTCGGGGGAGGAAGAGGACAGTAACGATTATAACTTTCTTGTTTATCGAAGAGCACCGGAAGCTGGAGCGTCTTCTTCGATGTACTATGAAATGTTAGGGCTACTCGATACGCCAAAGTTATTTCTACCTCCATATTGTCGTGGTTGGAATCAGTCAATAAAGACAACTCTTGAGACTATAGCAGTAGAATTAGGTGCAGACGAAATAGTGATAAGCGATTCTTTAGACTATGCATGTAACATTATACAACCTTATTGGACGAATCAACAGTTACTTAATTACTTAAAGACAAATTTACAAGGTAGTGGAGGAGAAGCTAACTTTTATTGTTACATAAAGAGAGAAAAAAGCAAGTCGATTTTTGTTTTTGATCATGTGGCTTCATTGATAAATGGATCGGTTAAGTATCAATTTGTTGTTAACGATACTGCTCTTGAAGGCTACTATCCAATTTATGACTACAACCTTCAAGATAACTATATGCTATACGGATTGTTTGGCGCAAAGGCAAGGAGTAATGGTTACTTTGATTACAATAGTAGCGAATTCGTAGAAACAAGGAGTACCATCCAAGAATACCTGTCATTGACAGATTATTTTCTAGTAGATAATGCGGACTCTGAGGATAGCAATGGTAGTTTTTGTCATGGACGCGGTAATGAATTTACAGAGGATTTCAAAGGTAGATCGAAAGGCGATTACTTTTCGCAGTTAACCGATCTAGTAAAGATGTCTATTTTAACACAGGGTTTACCGAATATCGCACCAGGGGTTGTTGTAAAGATTTTCTTTCCTCAAGGAGTTTCTACTGGGAATGTCTACGGTTATCAGTACTCGGGTTACTGGTTGGTCGAGAAGGTAATACATACTTTTGGTGACACGTTTAGAACGCGATTGCTCTTGACTCGAAATGGAGTTGACACAGATAAAGATACATCATTAGTAGTAGCGCAGAGAAAGATAGGTGGAGTTAGCGCCACGGTTGGAGGGACGCTTTAATGGGTGGCACAGGGCTTGTCATAGCAAAGAGTAAATGTGAGGGTCTTTATCGAGGTCTTATCGTCAACAATGATGATCCAGATCAGATGGGTAAGTGTAGAATTCGGATTTATCCTATGTTTTGTGAGTTATCAGAAGAAAATCTACCTTGGGCGGTACCGGCTTTTGGATTGTTCGAGGGAGCGGGCTTGGATATGGGAGCGTTTACTGTTCCTTCTATCGGGACTTACGTGTTCGTATTCTTTGAAGCAGGCGATGTTTATCAACCAGTTTATTTTGCAGCTGCGCAAACTGCGACGTTGGGGATACCTACTTCTGCGGCGACAAATTACCCAAAGCGAAAAGTATGGAAGACCACGGGCGGTACAGAGATAGTTATTGATGATGAGAGTAATCTGGTAAGAATAAACCATCCAACGGGAACGTACGTTGAGATTCAGGACACGGGGGACGTTAAGCTTGATCCATTAGTTACGAAGAGGACGATCACGGGTGCGTTATCTCATACAGTTGAGTTCATAGCGACAGGCACTGTGGGAGGTAAGGGAGGTCTTGTTTGTCTTTCTGGTTCAGGTACTGTTACAGTACCTAGTGCAACTGCGTACGAGGGAATGATGTACAAGTTTAAAAGGTTAACTGCTGGAAGCCATACGGTACTTTGCCCTCCAGCGGTAGACGGCGATGTGTCTTTTGTTTTGGCGAATGCGTGGGCAAGTCAGCAGATAATAAGTAACGGGGTACAGTGGTTAAAGATATAGGAGTGATATGATAGGCTCTGTAATATGGTCAGATATACAAGAAGATTTTTCAATAGACGCGCAAGGGGCAATAAAAATAGTTACCAATGCGGAAGCAGTGCATACGTCTATTGATAATATTTTAGGAACGTTTCAAGGCGAACGAGTGATGCTACCCGGTTTTGCTTCTAAGATTAGAATGATGCTATTTGAGCCTATGACAACAGAGTTACAGCAGTTTATAGCTGATGAGATTAAAAGTGTAGTAGAGAGCTGGGATAATAGAGTGACTGTTTTAAGCGTAGACTACTTTCAAAAGCCAGATAGCGGTACTATAACTTTAAAGATAGCTTACGTACTTAGAGGGTATTCAAAGATTTTTTACAATTCACAAGAGATGAAGCAGGGAGGACAGAATGTCCAATGAGCTAAATTATGTTGATTACAATTTTGATGATTTGGTTACTCAGTTACAGAACAGGCTTAAGGAATCTGATGTTTGGAAGGATACGTATCAGTCGGCAACAGGTCAAATGCTCATAGAGCTTCTTGCTTATGTTGCCAATCTTGTCTTGTACTATATAGAAAGAAGGGCGGAGGAGTCGTATATTGCAACGGCAAAGAATAAGTCTAGTGTCGTAAACATTGTTAAACTTTTGAACTACTCTCCTAAGCGACCAACGTCTGCAACTGGTGATTTGACTTTTTCTATAACGGCTGCTCATTATTTTAAGATATTTATTACACAGTGGACGTCTTGTCAAACAGTAAACGGTACGAAGTACTTGGTGTCTGCTCCTGGAATCATTCCAATTGGAGCTACGAGTGTAAAGGTTACGGGTATTCAAGGAGAGTACGTAGCTATTCAAAGAATAGGAGACGGGACAGCAAGTCAAGTTGTTATTTTGGATACAGTTACCGTGGAGAATACGAATTTTGATACTGTCGGAAGTGGTAAGGGCGTTTTTGTTGACACTGTTGAGTGGACGAAGGTAGATACGTTTTTGTCTTCTGGCAGCGCCTCGAAGCATTATCGAGTAACTACCGAAACGAATGAAACAGTATCAGTAACGTTTGGCGATGGGGTATTCGGTATGGCACCTTCAGTAGGCTCGGAAATCGTTGTGAAGTGTATAAAGTCTGCTGGATTAGCTGGTAACGTATATGAGGCGGACAAGATAGTTCAGATAAACAGTGTAATTTACGATTCGGGGGGCATCAATCCGTCGACTGGAATTTATCAGGAGCCAGCAGCGATAACAAGTATTTCTGTAACTAATGCGTCGGATGCAACTGATACTGATTTGTTTCTTGGTGGGGATGACGCGGAGGACATAGAAGAAATAAGAGACGAAGCACCTAGAGTATTTGCTACGGGAGATCGAGCGGTAACTAGAACGGACTTTATAACTTTGATTGAGAACTATGCAGGAGTTGCTGATGCTAATGTGTGGGGAGAGAATGAGGAGACTTCACCTGACTACGATATGTTTAATCGGTTGAAGTTGTGCGTGCTTCTTCAAGAGTGGCAGGAGCCAAGTACTGCTTTTAAGACTGCCCTTACGGATTATCTTTATGCTTTGTCAATGATGACTGTTCGCTATTCTTTTGTTGATGCTGAGATTCTTTACGTAATTCCAACCTTGGACGTTAAAGTAAGAAGAGGCAGTTCTTTGTCGGAGACGCAAGCAGACGTTGAAGAAGCTTTTGAGGGCGCTTTTACTTTAGGAACGACTGTTAGCTTAGGTACAGATAAACGTTATTCGGATATGGTTGCTCTGATAGATAATTTGGCAAAGGTATCTTACTGTCATTTAGTTATGGAAATTCGAAAGGAACTACAATTGGCATATGATTCTTTTTATGAATATGGTGAGACTTTGGAAGCCATACCGGTTCTTCCTGGATCTGTTAGAGTGTTTGTAGACATGGTTCAAGTAGGGGTAGACGACGGGGCGGGAGGCTTCACGTCGGAGGTGTCCGGTCTTACGCTATCAGGCGACATAGATTACGAAACAGGGGTTACTGGAATAGATATCACACCGGATTTGTCCAGCGGTGAAGTACTGTACGTAAGATATCAACAGGATCAGGATGGGGACATTGTTGTAGACGAAGATCAGATAGGTAAACTTTATACTGTGGATATTACAGATATCTCGATAGACACGAATTCCTAAGGAGGAGTGATGGGTAAGCATAAGTGGTACGAAGGCATTTGGTTGGTTCGACATGAGGATAAGCACGGTAACATTTTATATAAGGATACGATAAAGAATATTCTGGTCGATCAAGGTGAATTTTTAATGCTCGATACCTTTTTTAGAGCCTTAAATACGCCAACGACATTTTACGTTAGATTGTGTAACGATATTGTCGCTGAGACGGATACGCTATCTTCAGTTCAAAATGAGCCTTCCGGAAATGGCTATGTAGCAGCAGAGGTAACAAGAGACAATGTTGGTTGGCCGACTTTAGAGTTAAATAGTGGGGATTACCGAGTAGTTTCAAAAGAGCTTTCGTACACTGCATCGGGTGGGGACATCGGCCCGGTAAATTGTGCGTACTTAGCGACAACTTCGGATAATTCTGGTTATTTGATATCAGCAGTTGCATTAGCGTTATCGAGAACAGTAGTAGATGGAGACACGTTGTATCTTCAATTAGCGGTTAAACTGCAGTAGGAGCTATGGTAGACAGAACACAGTTACTTGGTTTAAACTTTGACATGACACCAATTTCGAATGTTTCGTTCGAGGATTGGAGTGGAGGGCTTCCGGTTTCTTGGACACTTAGTGCGGGAACGGTAACGGAAGAGTCGACGGAGCATAAGGTTGGCTCTAAGTGTGCGAAGTTAGCTGGTAGTGGAGTGCAGGCTTACCTTTATCAATCGTTAGCTAATCCTGAGACTTACGATGGGTTACGATTACACATAAGATGCTGGATAAAAGCTTCCGATGCTAATGCTGCTCGGTTAAGGATAACAAGTGAGGTCGGAACCTCTTATTCAAGTTATCATAGTGGCGATGGAGAGTGGCAACTGTTAGAAGTTAGTCAGGACATGGTTGCAAGTGTTGTTGCAAACATTTACGTGGGTATAACCTGTGAAATTGGTTTTTCTGCTTACTACGACCTGGTAATGGTTTCGAGATGGGACTTTGATAGTGGCTTTTACTTTGACGAAGAGGAAGGTAGAATAGTAACAGCAGTAGAGACGCTGAGTGTATATGAAGATGTTATGGCTATGCGAGAGGCTCCACAGGGGGTTATTCGTTACCTTGACGAAGCCTTGGTTAACTACACGAAGTTCGTAGATTTGCTTCCACTAGTTCCAGAAAAATTTAGAACGTCAAGTATTCTTCAAGCTTATTTGCAAACTGCTGGTATCAATGTTGGACAGTGGTTATCTAAGGTCGACGATCTTGTTTATATTTTGAATCCGGATAGGGTGGGAGTAACCTATGCTCAGTATCTTGCAGATGCGATAGGGCTTCAATTGGTGCGAGATGACGATACAACATTGGCAAGTCTTCGTCGTCAGATTCGATGGGCAATAGCTTGGTATAAGTTAAAAGGAACTTATCAAGCGATGATAACTGCTGCGTACTTACTTGGCTTAGAGGTACAAATTAGTGACATGTACACTAATGATTATGTTACCTTTGTGTTGGAAGATTGGTACGCGGGGGATGAGGGAACAAATCCTCCGGGTTTGGATTCTTCTTATTATAAGTCATCACATTTTGGTATAGAGTATGTGTTGAATCAAGTATTTCAGGAAGGGTCGGATGAGTATCTGTGGAGAAGTGTTTTGTATACTCCTCTTACAGAATACGTTGAGACTATTCGACCTGCTAATACTGTTCCACATTATATATTGTCGTTAACTCCGGAAACGGATGAGTCAGGAGCGGCGATGGCCGTTGACGGGGATATAGTAACAGCGGTGCAAGCAAGTTGGGTACCGGGAAGGTATTATTTTGATGAGGGCACTTGGAAACTTGATAACACGGAAGGCGGCGGCGGACAGATTTACCTTAATCAGACGCAGGATACCTATTACAATAGTATTACGGAGTGGGCATTAGGTACAGGTAACAAAGGCGCGTCTCCGGATGATTCGGGATTTGTTATAGAGACTCCGGTTCTTACCGGAACGATAGATGTGGTTAGGATACTTACTGATAGGGTTGAGTATGAAATTTTAGTACCTGCGACAGCGCAGGTAGGGTTGTCGGAGTTGGGTTTGTATATTCCAGGAGTACCAGACGACTTGGTAATTGGAAGCACCTTTCCAGATATTGATTTGGTAGCTGGCGTTGAGTTAAGGATAACAGTGAAAGTATATCAAGTGACTTAAAAGGGAGGTAAGAGATGGGAGCGATAGACTACGGAAATCAAATTCGAACTGTTTATTACTATGCACCAGCTGACGCGGAAGTAATAAATAGGATAGGGCAGAATGTAAGAAAGCCCGGAATTTATGAGGGTGGATATCTTACAATAGTAAGTGACGTTGCAGTAACGCTATCTGCACTAGAATGTGAGATAACGGATGGTACATATCAGGAGCGAATAAAGACGCAGACAAGTGTTTCGGTAACCGTTGGGGCAGCGACACCCTATGTAATTTTACGTTGGGTTTGGACAGGGGCTGTATCTAATTACATGGATGTAATGGCAGTAGCCGCAGGAAGCCTTCAGTCTACTGATTTAATTGTAGGCTTTTGTAATTACAGTGGTGCTACCTTGACAGCTATTACCTACACGACAAGAAGCAATCCTGAAGTATTCGATAAGTTTTTGAAGGTGGAGCCAACACAGACACCGTCGATGTATGTAAGAGTTCGAGCAGGTAGAATTGTAACGACAGCTCAAAAGTACGTGGTGGATGACCAGACAATACTGTTAACGGCACCAGTAGCTAATTCAAGAATAGACCTTGTTTATGTTAGTACCGTAGGGGTTGTTACGGTTTTGCAGGGAGTGGCAGCAGCATCGCCAGTGGCACCTGCTTATGCTGGAAAACTAGTTCTTGCAGAGATAACTATGACATCTACAACTACTACGATTACGACAAGTATGATCGATGATGCAAGGTCGAGGGTAGCAACGTCTCAGTCGGTTACGTTTCTAGGGCTGTTGGATACGCCTTCCAGCTATTCTGGACAGGCTCTGAAGTTGGCTAGAGTGAACGCTGGGGAGACGGCAATCGAGTTTGTTGCCCCGGTAACCCCGATAGCTCTTGGTTCTTGGTTGAGTAGAGTTCAAGATACTGTATATTTAGCTGCGACAGACGGATTTGTTACAGGGTATGTGAATACAGTTGTAGAGGGCTCTTATATTAAAGGTTACACGGACAGTTCTAATCCACCAACAACCCTTCGCCAATGGTGGGCAGGGGGCTGGTATAACAGTCAAGGAAGTGTTTCTTTTCCTGTTAAAAGCGGACACTATTGGAAGGTCAGTACAAATAAGTCTAATGCAGTTGTCTTTTGGATTCCTTTAAGTTAAAAGCGTTATTTTATGAAAATGTAGTAACAAGGAGAAAGTAATGACTAAAGAAAAAATGATATCAATTTATGATCCTGGAATAAACGCTTACAGGGAAGTTTCAGTAAGCACGGCAAAGAAGTTCGTAGAGGCGTCTAAGCTAGTTGAAGCGGAGCTTGAGAAGCTTGAAGAGGCATAAGATGGCAGATTTTATTGAGACGGTAGGGGTAAGAGTAAAGAAGATTATTAGTTGCGTAGCTAAATCTCGGGATCAAGTTGGTAACTCTAATAGAGATAGAATTATACTAGCTACCGTTATCACAAAGTACAAGAAGAAGGCAAAGGAGGCTGGGAATCATGAAGGATAGATTAGCTGAGGTACTTAGAGAAGCGAAGGTTGCTTGGAAAATAAGAAAGTTTGTGGATGACGCAGCTTATGCGAAAGGTGTCGCTTTCGAAGAATCAGAGTTCGATGGAAATGTTATGCTAAACGAAGGCATCAATGAACTATGGACTTTGGGATGCTCTAGCTCAG